GAGGAATAGTAATTGATATATGTCATCTTCTAATACATTCCAATCATTAAAACCTATTTATAAAGAATCTTACTCTGATTCTAAAAAGAAAAGATTTTCTAAACTCAAAAAGGCAGTTAAGAAAGAAAAATGATCTTTTTCTATAATGTTAACAACTATAATAGAAACCTACTCACAATGAGCGGTTCACTTAATTCTACCCGAAAGGGCGATGAAAGGCAAATCTATTATGGATAACACAGAATCAGTACAATCCGTTTCCCCTGAAACCTCAACAGAATCAGTTGAGTCGTCTCTAGAATCATCAGATTCACAAGAACAATCCCAACAACTATCTCAGGAACAAGCCACCGCAGCTGCCAAAAAAGAAGCTGCTCGCTTGCGTTCTTTAAAGCTCAAAGTCGATGGACGTGAGATTGAAGAAGAACTCCCATTTGAAATTCCTGATGATCCCGAAGCTGTTGAATACATGACAAGACAACTACAAATGTCTCGCATGGGTTCTAAGCGCGCTCAAGAATACGCGCAACTAGAAAAAGAAATTCGTCAATTGATTACCGAGGGAACTAAAAATCCTCGCAAACTACTTAAAGAACTCAACATCGATGAACGAGAACTAGCTCGACAGATCATCGAACAAGAAATCGAAAACGCTCAAAAATCACCTGAACAAATTCAACGTGAACAACTTGAGGAAGAATTGCGTTTAATGAAGGAAGAGCGTGAACGTGAAAAAACCGAACTTGAGCGCAGAGAATTCGAGCGTTTACAAGAACAAGCTTACGAGCGTTATGACAACCAAATGACTGCTGCTCTTGAGAAGTCTGAACTTCCTAAAGAACCTTATGTAGTTAAAAAGATTGCAGATTATATGCTTGCTGCTCTTCAAGAAGGGTATGATGTATCTCCTGAAGATGTCATTCCTCTCGTTAAAGAAGAGCTTAAAAAGGATTTACAGTCTCTAGTTGGCGCGATGCCAGACGAGGCTCTTGAACAGTTTTTAGGAAAAGAGCGTTTAAACTCTTTCCGTAAAAAGAATTTAGCTAAAGCAAAAGAGGCAGCTAGTGTCTCTGCTGCAAAGGCTATAAAAGATACGGGCGTTAAACAACAAGAAAAACCTGTTGGAAAAAAAGTTTCTTTCAAGGACTTTTTTGGGGTTTAATGACGTTTTATTGGGTGATTCAAATTTGACTTCTCATAACCGGAAATACCGAGTGGGAATATCCTAAGAGAATCGCAGGGTAGTAATATTAACTAATTAAATTTATATATAGGAATATATATGTCATATCAAGCAAAAGATGACAAAGTACTTGCAGTTGCACTCAAAGTGCAAGAGCTTTGTTTAAAATTATCCGATAGTTCAGTAATGACGCAAGTTGTGGCTGGGGATGCTATTACCGTAACAATCGACATCGGTGAAGAACTCGAGGAAGTTAGATTGGTAAGTCTTGTTCAAAAAGCACCGGACTTATACGGCATACGGCATGACTTTTTGACCAACGTTCCAGGTTGGGTCACTGTCAGTGGCTCCACAATCACATTGAACTTGGGCGCTGCGCCTGGGTACAATCTCGCTAGTCCATTAGGCGAAGACGATTGTGTCATTGTTAAATATATCGTTAAGGAATAACTTTTAGAAAGGTAAATAATATATGTCAACTGCAAATACTGTTGTTAGTTTGAACGGAATGTTCAAAGAAACTTATGGAGACAAGCTCCAAGAACTTATTCCAGATGGAGTTAAGGTTCTAAATAAAATCAAATTTCAGAGTAAGGATAAGACACCTGGTAACCTTTACCATCAGCCTTAATATAAGGGGCTGTTTAAACCGAATCTGATTGACTCGGAAACCCTAAAAATATTAGTCTAATTTTAGGACAACGAGGCGGAACCAATGAAAAAAGTAGCAGACGACATTAAAATTGAAATCTTAATTAGTGATTATCTAGAATTAGATAGTTCTTATAAGGTTGCACATAAACATGGCGTGAGTGCTACTGCTGTGAAGCGGCTTTTAAAAAAAGCAGGAGTGCTTAGGACTCAAAACGTAGCAGCTGAAATTAGATACAGAAAAAATCAATTCAATAAATACGAGAGAACCCCTCTTCAAAAAGAAAATCTTTCTAATTTAGCAAAACAAAGAACTGGTGAAAATAATCCCTTTTTTGGGAAGAAACATTCTCAAGAAGTTAAAAACAAATTATCAGATAATGCTAAAAAAAGAACAAAGGATAGAAACCCCAACTACAAAAACGGTAAATATGTTAGAAGACCTAGAGATTATAAAATTTCGGAATTTAAACCTCTCCGTAGTTTTGTGTTTAATAGGGACAAGTTTACTTGTTTTTATTGTAAGAAAAAGGGTGGACATTTGCATGCCCATCATATTCTACCCTACTGGATTAAGCCAGAAGCTTTTCTTGATGAAAAGAATTTGATTACTGTATGTACTACTTGCCATTTTGAAAAGGCGCATAATTCAAATTGGCACACTTTTGATATTAGTTTAATAACAGAGGAATTAGTAGTGAAATACTCATTGGACCGTGAACGACTAAGTGATTTGGCTGTTTTGAAAAAAACAGATGCAATAGTCTGAACTGTGGGAATAAATAAAGCCACAGAGAAGAATCCGAAGAGGTTCTTCCCCTGTAGCCAATACAGGCGTAACATTATGATTATTTTAGGACTAGAACACGGTAAACAGTAATGCCGTGTATAAATTGGTGAAAAAACTTGGAAAGCTACAGAGAATTAATTCTCCATGCTAATCAGAGCGGAAGTTCTAAGGGTAATACCTCTGAACACGCGCAACGACTAGGATTTGAACCCGCTTTAGCGGAATAAAATAATCCCACGAGTCACCAACAATCTCAATTACAGGGATTGAAAAGATAGTCTGACCTTATAGGAAACTATAAGAAGTAGGGGATAAAGAGCCCTTACGATAACACTAGGTTACATTCGCAAGTTCTGATGATGACGCGTTTAATCTCCAGACTCCAGTTTCTGGTCAGATCAAGGACGCACAGGTTAAAGGTTATCCAGCAGTTCTACGTTCCGTTCTCGGATACGTAGCTGCATCTCGTGCTGCTCTTGGTGGACAAAAGGCTTTCATGGATGCAACCAAGTATCTCGTTGCAAACATGCTTCGTTCTATGTCCAAAAAGCTTGAGATTGAAATGCTTTATGGTCAAATGGGTTATGCTAAAGTGGATGGTGCTTTAACCGCTGCCACTGTTATACCAATTAAGGCACAAGAATGGGCTCCTGGAATTTGGGCAGGTGCCGAAGGGATGCCTATTGAAATTCGTCTTGGATCTACGCTAAAGGCTTCGGTTAAAGTCACTAAAGTCGATATGGCAGCAAGAACTATCACAGTCGATGGTCCTGTGACATGTGATGATGGAGATGATATTTATCATCGTGGTGCTTATGGAAATGAATTCCCTGGAGTTCATAAAATCCTCACCAATACTGGCACTCTTTTCAATATCGATGCTAGTGCTTATAACCTTTTCAAGGGTAACGAATATGATGCTGATGGAGCCCCCCTTTCTTTCACTAAGTTAGGACAGGCTTCCACTCGTGCGGTTGAAAAGGGTCAAGAAGGAAAACTTCTTGCTCTTGTTAACCCACGTGCATGGCAGGATATGCTTTCGGATCAAGCTGCTCTTCGTGACTACGACGGTAGCTACACCTCCGCAAAGATGGAGAACGGCGCTCGCTCACTCCTCTATCATTCCCAAGGTGGAGAAATCGAGATCGAATCATCTCTTTATGTTAAAGAAGGTCATGCTTTCCTCCTAAGCCTCGAGGATTGGATGCGTGTTGGTTCTTCCGACATTTCATTCAAGCGTCCTGGTCAAGGGGAAGAGTTCTTCCGTGATCTTGAGAATAGTGCTGGTTACGAGCTTCGCCTCTATACCGACCAAGCTCTCTTCTGTCAGGCTCCTGGACGTAATACCGTCATCGTCAATATTGTAAATTCCGATGATGTTGTAGCAAGTCCATAATAACGGTCCTTTAGGGGAGGGGTGGGGTGTGTTCCCCATCCCTCCTTTTTATTTAATATAATCAATGTAATATTAATATATTTTAACCATATTTAACAACTATAAAAGTATGAGTGTTGTCATAGAGATAAAAGGAACGCCAATAGAATTTCCATCCACAGGAGAATCTCCTAATTGGGCTCCAGCTGTCATACAATTCGCACAGTCCGTTGAAGAAGCACTACTAGCTTCAAGTATCTCGACTGATATTGCACCACAAGTTTATGATATACCCGCAGATGCACTTACTGAACCTAGGGTAATTATTAATCTAAAGTTTGATTCGTCTTTGGTTAGAGCAGCATTTATTAATTATTCTTTATATTTTGATGACAGTGGTGAGGAAGGGAAAACTTCCGAAAGCGGAACAATTACAGTTACATACGACGGCTCAATTTGGCATTTGTCGAGAGAATATGTCCGCCAAGCTTTAGATGGTTCGATTATTTTTGATATTGACAGTAGTGGGCAGGTCACGTTACAGACGCCTCCATTAGTAGGATACACTACATCAAGAATTAGTTTTTCAGCTAAAACATTATCTCAAAGTTCATAGAGGATTTAATGGCTATTCAATTTAGAAAATTTATAGACGGAATCCGGGTTGTTCCAAAAGACACATTAACCGAGGATTTACAAAAGGGCGACCTACAAGTCAAGGACGACGCCGCTGGAAAGCTTCGCTATTACGATGGAACCACTGAATCTGCAATTGTCACTGAGACACATACTGCCACTCTTGAAAATAAAACAATAGACAGTGAAGATAATAACACTATTTCAGTTGGATTATCTTCGTTAAAAACAGCATTGGATGACGCGAATAAGGTTATACGGAGGGATGCTGCAGGTGCGGTTGTTTCGGGGAACTTGGTTCCAAACACTAGTGAAATTGTCACATTGGATGCAACTCAGAGTTTTACCAACAAAACATTTGACGCGGAAGGCACTGGTAATTCCCTCACCAATATAAAAGATTCTAATATTAAGGTCGGTGCTAACATTTCACGTGCTAAACTAGCAACTGGAACAGTTAATACTGTTGTTGTGAATGACGGTACAGGGGTAATGTCCACCTTAGGGTTAGCACCAGCACAAATTATTTTAGGTAGTATTTCTAATGTTCCAACTGCAAGAACAATAACAGGTGAAGTGACAATCGATGATTTGGGTGTTACCACCGTTGGTACAATGGCGAATGTTGCTACTTCTGGTAAATTGAGTACACAAGTTCAGGAAGTTTCTGTTGAGTCAACAATTATCGTATCTAAGTCTTTCGTTAGACTAACTTCGGGCACCGGCACCACAATCAATGGTATCACAGCTGGGTTATATGGGCAACATCTTGTTATCTCTAATCTAACTGGTACGAATATAACAATTGCCAATCAATCTTTAGCGGAATCGACCCCAGAAAATAGAGTCGTTACTGGAACGGGCGAAGATATTCTGCTTGAAACAAATTCTTCGTTGTTT